CACATTGTCACTAGTATCACCACGCATTATTTTCTCAAATAAAATAAATTGCGGGTCACCTAACAGCTTAGGTTCTTTGGTTTTCTTGTCAACTACTCGTTTACCTTTTTCGTCAAAGTATCCCTCTTTGGTGATGAGTTGACCTGCTACTCCATTGTACTGTGATACACGATCATTAATAAGCTGGATATAATCGCTATCGCTACTGATGATAAAAATATCATCATTGGGATGCAGGTGTACAAATCTTGCAATAACATCATCAGCCTCTGCCTTAGGTTCACGTATAACGCTAACATTGGTTTTCTCTCGTAAAAATGTTGTAAATGTATCATAAGTTTCCCAGAACATTTTATTTTCTTCAGCCTCAGCCTCAGTCAATGCTTGCACCGCAACTGCTCTGTGTGCTTTGTAGGGTGCGTATACATCCTTACGCCATGACCTGCCCTCAAGTGCAAAGACTACGTGATCTATTCCAAACTTCTTGACCATTTGATTACATGATGCAAGTGTTAGATGCAGGGCCATTCCTATCTTTTCCCAAGTATCGCTATTGCGACTTGCGATATGACGGGCACGGAAGAATGTATTTGCGGTATCTATAAGTGCGTATTTCATGTGTGTATTATATATGTATATTTAAAAAATGTCAAGTAGTTTTCTTTCCAAATGTGTATTCATTCAAAAAATCTTTTTCTTTTTGACGTTGAGTTTTCAACATATGAACATTCGGGCATACAGTTGCATGATTAGCGGGATCATTGTTATACCTATTTCCGTCAATGTGATCGACCTGTAATGTAGTTTTCCAATTTCATCTTTAATGTTATTAACCAAATATTCTTCTTGCAATGGCTCTATATCTGGGACGATGATTTCATTAATTGATTTTTTAATATTTAGATTCTTATGACGGCGCATGAGCAAACTCCTAGAGTTGTTGTTTAATATGTGTATATTATACAACCTAAATCAATTAATGTCAACTTTTATTTTTGTAATACTTTTATTTTTTAACGAATACCCATAAATCTTCAAAGTTACCACCTCGAGTTTTTTTAGCCTGCCTTGTACCCGAAATTGCGCTCCATTGTACACGATATTGTTTATCCAAAACTAGATATTTCAATACCGCATCACGCATATCCTCACTAATAGTTGTCATTTGTTTCTGTTTATTAACATAATTGCTAATTACAAATCCAAACTTAGCGCCAGGTTTCATAACCTGTTCACATATTTTAACTGTTTCTTCCCAGTAACCCTTTATCCAAGATTGGTAATCCGGAAAACTTGTAAAACTTTGGTCATCACTAGGGTAAATCTCTAAGTCAAAATAGGGAGGACTTAGTAAAACTGCATCAACTGTATTTTTATACTTCTCTACAAAACTATGCCTTGTATCTAGTTGTTCACTGGGACATAAGTACAAGTCAACTGTCTTTTCTGGTAAAACAAAAATGCTTTCTTCTTTATATCTCTGATATTCATTATGTAATAAACTTCCATTGTCTACTACATCGGGAATTACATCGGTTGATATGAAATTTTTAAAGTTACTATTATAGAATGCAATTTGATATGCATTCCAACCCATTACGGGAGCAAATAGTGTATCTCCGGTAAACACTTTATCTAATATTCCCTTATAAGTTGCAGGGTTAAAGATACTAGCACGATTAGCGCCAATCATAAAATCAAACCAAAACTGACTACTATCACCGTTATATTTGCAGATATGGTCAAAGAATGCAGGACCAACTAGGCTATTGCGTAATTTGAATTCTTCAAACATTACACGCATTAAGCCGAAAGTATATTCACTATCGTTCGTGTACAGTTTCTTTGTATTGTAAAAGTTTACAAAGTTAATGTTTTTACAAATCTTACCGTACTTAGAATTAGTGCGCCCTGCAAAAGTATTATCTTGTAAAATATTTGCAGAAGGAATATCAAAATAGAAATCTATACTTTCCTTAAGTTCACCATAGCGTTTAAACCAATCTGTTAGTGTAGATTTAGCATCTGTAACTAGAATCTTATATAAGTTTTGTTTGTATAGATTTAGCCTCTGTTTCCTGTCATCTTTTTTACTGACACGGTTTACAAATGTATCGAGGTCACTTCGTACAACGAATGAACCTGAATGATCCATAATATTAAGTACACAAATTTTATTACAAAAATCTGTAAATGAAATGTTAGGTAGATTGAACTGATTTAAAAAATCTTGTTCGGTAAATATTAAATTTTTTGTCATAGTGCATTATACTTTATAAAACACAACTTGTCAATAGTTGTGGTCACGTATTTATGCTTTTGTTAATCTTTAAAAACTTTACAACCGTCAATCTCAGTTTTGATGGTGAAATTCAAATTAGCTAACAATATTTTCTCACTGATGGTGATAACATCACGCTTCATGTATTGTACATTCTTTTTACCTTTTGCAAGCCATGCACTTTTCTGAATATTCAAGTGATCCAAAACGAATTTACAATTTTCGGTACTACTGATATCATAGATACGCAAGATGCTCAAGTCTGTTTCACTACGGGCAACAAAAATATATCGTGGGTGCTCTAAATCACCCAATGCGTGAAATTGAAACCCCGCATCAGTACCAAAATTTTTACGATAGCGACCTGTCTCTGTCAAGGAACTGGGATTCACACGGCATGCTTTTTGCTCAATGAGGATATTGTTTGACTTAGCATCTTCGCCGTTCCGTGAAAAATTAATATTAAAGTTTGCATCATATTTTTTGACAATTTTGTAAATTGCCAACGAACTTAGTGAATCGGTATCTAATGGGTCAACACCAAACTTAGCAAACATTTTTTCTCGGATTGCATAAATTTGTTCACGGAACTGATCCATCTCAGCGATTTCAGTCTCGGAAAAGTACTTTGCCATTTTTTATTCCTTAAGAGTTGTTGAAGAAGTGTTTATTATACATGACTATGAGGTATATAGTCAACCAAAAACTGTAATACTTTTAGCTTACCTCTGTACGACCATTACCTAAATCTTTCTGTGCAATACTACGCATATCACGCATTCCCAGCATATTTCGGTTGTCAGGATCCGCCTGTTGTTGTTCATAGATTTCTAAGGCCACATTGCGACAAACAGTTTGAAACCAGCGATCAACTACCTGAACATCTGTATCTTCTTTCTTTACCTTGTATCCTGCTTTGATTAAGTTTATAACAAACTTGTCATTGAAGTCTAATTCAAAACTACCATTGTTAATATCAGTAGGATCAATGTCTAGTTTTGTAATATTGATATAGGGCTCACCTGCAATATTGGCTCTATCTTTTTCAGAAAAGATTTTATCTTCCGTAGTCTTTCGAGGTTTCTTTTGTTTAGGTTCTGAAACCTTAACTGCCTCTTCCACCTTAGGAGATTTTTTAAATAGATTTTTAAGTTTATCAAACATAGTCGTTTATTTAGTATCTCCTATATACTTGTGAGAATAACATACACGATGTGCATCTCTTACTACAGTGGTGCCACCATATCCGGGCATGTCTCGTTTGCTCCCATCATTTTTTAAATAACTGTTAGCCCTACTTTTGCCATTTGTGCTAGTAGCTTGCCACTTGGAACTATTATTTCTATGCTCACCAAATGCAGGATGAGCAGTCTTGCTATAGTATAGTAAACCTTTACTATGATAGATTTCTGCTACTGCATCACTAAATGCACTACCGATGCCTAATCCTTGAAACTCGGGTAACACAACTGTTCTATGACCCCTCCAATAACTGTGTAGTGTTCCACTAGTACTATGAATGACTGCACCGAATACAACTGGTTTATCTCCTATGAATCCCACATAGCAGTGTGCACCTTTAGCTAGTGCAGTATCTAGATAGTGATATTTACCGAACAATTTCCAATACGTGTTACTTGCGCTACGGATGGTGAGAACAATGGCTGGTCGTCTTGAAACTGGATGAAGTGACCTCCTGTTTTCTAAGACACAGAGATCCGTGTCATATACGTAGTCTGGATCTAACCATTCTACTATGTCTCTGTGGCAACTGGCAATGTATAAAGGTTTGTTGTCGTTTTTCTTATCATAGTATTTGCGAACACTATAAGCCAAACTCTTTGCAGTATCTCTATCAACCACGCTGGTAAATTCATCTATGGTGTTGATGCCCTGATCCAAACACAGAGCCATTTCAAATCTGTGATGTTCACCATTGCTTAGTGTGGCGCTAGGTCTGAACCAAGCAGGTATACTACGCAACCCACAAGCAAGTAATAATTCTTCACCCATTTCATGTGAACTAAAATTATCAATTGTCCATAGTTCCAGGTCTACATGTGGTTGTTTTAGTTCGCCTAGACTGCGTAGTATAGTACTTTTGCCACTACCACTAGTACCCACAATCAGTACTATACCAGTGTCAGGTAGCTCAGGTATAGTGACCTTTGCTTCCTTATAATCTTTAATGTCGTATTTTGCTTTTAATGTTTCTATATAACTCATTTGCAATATGCCTCATAAAAATCAAAACTTGCTAAGTTCTTACCTTTGCTCTCGCACATAATGTCAAAGTCTTTATTGAATGATGATGCCCAACGATTGACTGCATCATTCCAATAGTAGTCACTGTGTGCACGTAGTTTTTGTTTTTTGTGTCCTGATTCTAATAGCAAATTTAAATCGGGACTAACTGTAAGATCATGTCCGGGTATTACATCTTCACGACTAACTGAATAATGGATTACAGGACGAACACCTCGCCATGAATCAATTACACGTAAACATCTATCGTCCTCTGGGGAGATGTATTCCCCTGTTCGGATCCAGTGGTGGTGTATGTCCAGTACCAGGGCGACATGTGAACCAAGTTCAAGGCTGGCGTCCAAGCCCCAAGACATTTCGTCATTCTCAATTGTAAGACAGTTTCTAGCTTCGGGCGATAGTCGTCCGAGTACATCTTTGATACCCTGTGGGCCTTTTCGTCCTGATATATGGACATTAATCTTGAAATCCTGGAATCGCTTTCCATATCCCATCCAACGGGCAATGTCAACATGATATTCAAACTCCTCTATGCTTTTATTTACTATGTCCTCAGATTCGCTTGCCAATACGGTAAACTGACCTGGATGCATACTAAGTCTAACATTTCTATCAAGAGCAATATTACCCACTTCTTGAAAATGCTTTTCGCAATATGCTACAACATCAGTCCTGCGCCAAAAGTTAGACCAGTCTTCGTGTGTATACATGGGTAGCAAATCGCTACTAACACGTAACATACGCAAACCTTCATCAAGTGAACCCACTCGTTCTACAAGTTTGCGAGTAGACTCAATGTTGTATACCATGATATCCCATAGTTTTTGTTCTGCTACATCACGCTCTTGGCGACGTAGCCAAGCAACAGTAGTACCACTGGTGTTGAGTCCGTCAACACTGGATATCTCACCTTTTTTGTTTAATTCTGCAAATTTACATGCAAAACCTACACGTTTAATCATAAAGTATTACCATAATAGTTAGTCATGTCATAGTGTAACACAGATATTAATTAATGTCAAATGGTTAGTAGTATAAGGAATACAGCTTTTACCAATAAGTACAATTCCAAGATAAAAAGCATACCCAATGTTATTAACCATCTTTGACCTTCAAGTTTTCTAATTAACCCAGCATTCATATCAGTTTTTACACTTTTTGACATATACACAATTAGTATCATTGAAGGTAACATAACTAGGATTGCAAGTATGCATCCTATCCATTCATAAATATTCATATCTATTCCTTAATTAAATTCGAATAATCCTGCCACCGTATCTTCTTCTGGTTCAAAGTTTTGATCTTTGGACAGATACGTATCACTATCTGTATATACTATTTTAAATTTACTTCGGTTATTTAACACACTAAGCACATCCTCAATAGACACAAATCCTCTCTCCAATTCAGTAATGAAATCTGTGTATCTGGTAGTATCGTATTCGTTGATTTTTGCTGCATCGGATTTAGATTGTGGTATTTTAAAGTTAGTTAAAAAATCTATCCATTTCTGACTAGTGC